ATTTAGTTGAATCTATAACTGAAAATATAGCTTCTGTTTTCGAATCCGGGATTAAGTCATGGGTTATTATATTATTTGTAATTTTCGTTTGTGCTTTGTTGTCTTTAGCTTTTTTTAGAAAGAAACCTTTATTCGTTCCGGAACAATCTCTATATCAAGACAGCGCCCATTTGCCGAGGAATTTAGTTAAAGGTATTTACGATGTTGCTGTTAACAGTGTGAATGGACAACAAAGCATGAAGGCCATGATATCTGGACATTTGATAATTTTACCATATCATAGTTTAATTCACAGTGTCGGCGGAGTTAAAACAGAAAATTTTCGCATTGTAATTTATGGAAACAAGGAAAAGGGGTCCATTTTAGTTGATCAAGAATTGGTTTCTATTGTTTATAGTGATGCCATGAGTGATTTGGTAGTATTAGCGCTACCCACAAATTTTCCCACGCCTTTTAAAAATTTGAGTAGATTTGTACAAGAAGATGTTAAAATTATTAACCCATATTTCTTAAACAATCATGGAGTTATTGCATTGAGTGGGTACGATTTTAGCGCAGCGCAGACCAACGTGTATGCTGCCTTTGATTGGGTTAATTCGTTCGGGTCTTCAGATTTTCAGTATAACATCCATGGTCCGGGATTGTGTGGCTCTTTAATAGTTGTGCACACAGGTGAAAGAACTAGCGTTGTGGGTATGCATGTGGCTGGTTGTCAACAATTGGGTAAAGGAGTCGCTAAATTTTGGAGCCCAACCACGAGATCGATTTTATATAATTTGATGAAAAAAGATGTTAATTTTACTATACCGTTTCAGCCTACATCATATAAAGACAATTCTAGTGTTATGCGTCTAAGAGTCGATGAAGATCAAATGACTGTTGAGGAGTTTAATAAGATTCAAGCTTCAGTCCCAAGTTCTAGTAAATTGATAGCAACTCCTTTATATGGTATATATCCTGTGACCCGTTATCCTGCTCAATTAGATAAGTTTGGAAAGTGTACTGTAAAAGACGTAGCTAAGAAGTCATTTTCTCCGGTACAAAAAGTGGACGAAGCTGAAATGAATTTTGCCATAAAATGTGTAGAGAATTTAGTCCCATCCTATCGTGCCATAACAGAGAGTGAAGTTGTTTGTGGTAATTCGCTATTAGCGGGTTTAAACAAGGATTCGTCTAACGGATTTGGTTGCTTGAAATTGAAGAGTGATTATGTCGATTTTGAAACAGGTAAGTTTAAAGATTTTTTCCGCTCAGAGTTAGATGATATTGAAATACAGTTACGTAACGGAGAATATCCTTGGAAAGCTTTTGTGTGGGTCGAATCATTGAAGGATGAATTGAGAGGAGTGGAAAAAGACGGAGAGCCTCGCAGTTTTCGGGTCGGCACAATACATTCTCAAGTGTTAGCAAAGAAATACATGGGCAATATGGTTGAGCAAATAATTATGAATAAGTGGTTTTCAGGCATTATGGTTGGGATGAATCCTTTTAAAGATTGGCAAAAGCTATATGATCAATTAGCTCCCACAAGAGTTTTTGCTGCTGATATTAAGAAGTGGGATGGTGGAATGTTGCCTCAAGTCCAGCGAGCTGTTGTTAATATTATAGCAGCTAAGTGCGCGTGCGTTAAAGATAGGAAAATTATTTCTGCCATATTAGAGAGTTTAATTCATAGTTTAGTAGTGCTTCAAGATGATTTAGTTATGACAACACATTCTCTTCCTAGTGGGCATTTTTTGACAGCAATATTTAATAGTTTGGTGAATAGGTTTTACACAGCAATGTGGTATTTTAGAAATATGAAACTTAAAGGAGTAGAACCAACCATTTTTTTCTTTTTTCTCAG